CAAAACTCATCACGAACGGTATTCTTGTCCCTTGAAATTTATTCGGTGTGATGATAAAGTCATTACCTGATATACCGTTGCACGTGAATAATAATTTTGTAGGTGTGGGTGTTGTTACATCAACTAACAATGTATCGTATGTTGCTTGATATAACTGAGGTGTTTCGATTTTATCATCCGCGGAATTGAATGTTTTAGTGTCAATTATATCACTGTATAAATCCGGCCAATTTTCCGTATCTAAATGAGCTAGCATACGGTAACCAACCTTGTTACCATCTGGTCCGATCATTGATGATGAATCATCTACATAATAGATAGTTGATGTGCCGCTGGTTCCTACAAATTCTGATCCGGGCACTAACCCACTACAAAACTCGTAATTACCATCAACCGGAGATTTTCGAACATATAATCTTGTTGTGTCAGTATACAGGTGATCAATCGGGGTCAATCCAGCTGAATCACTTGTGTATCTCCATGTTTTTTGAAACTGAGCATGTTTGTTATCATCATAGCTCGTTGTTTTTAACGGAGCTGTCTCGGTTCCTTCTCCTATAATATCACCAGCATCATTGTATATGTATCTAGCACCAGCTCGATCAGAATACAATGTGACTTTATTAGGCGTGTCAGTGTCACTATACAATTGCCACGTGTGAGATGTAGTTATTTTCAAGGGCATGCTCACACTACCTGTGGTCAGATGTGCGAGTGTGTATGTATCTGGCGTCACACCCGCGTCTATCATTTCTTGTGTTAGCTCTTCTTGTAATATCTCATAATCACCACCCGACGGAGATATAGATATATTAGTACCTAAGAAATTATTGATGGTTACAATTAGTGGGTTTGGTATACCATTGGTAGTACCACGAGACACAACACCTCCATCACTTTTAGCTACATACACCTGTATTTTATCAAGACCAGGTCGATTATATACCATTTTAAACTCTGGACCTGTTTGAGTCTGACCAGCTCCGTACGACCATCTTATGGTATGCTGTGATAAGTACAAATCTTGAACTGTAGTGTCATTTAAATCAACCTTCAGTTCCACGGGATTTGAATTAAGCGTGTAAAATGTTGGTAGAAATTCCCCATTCTCACCCGTGTCTTCCCACTCACCTTGCGTGTTTTTATATAATAGTTTTAACTGCCTGTATGAACTTGACATTGTTAGTGTGAATGACTAGTGCTAGTGGTGTAATCGGTTGACGTTATAACATTAATTTTTGAACTCAGTGTTGATTGATCATAGAGATATGGAAATTTATAATACGGGTATTGAGTGTTTTGTGACACTATGCTTATATCTTTTGTTGGATACGCAGGGTTCCAACTCAAAAACGTAATACCTTGCACCTGTAAGTTATCCACACCTGTTCGTGTCATGTACACATCAACTACATCTTGTATTGTTGATATTTGAGCAATCATCGATGATAAATCCAGTAAATAACCTAATTCGCTTGATGTTCCGAAAAAACTGGTTATTATCTGAACGGCTTCGTCTCGAATTGCGTCACTATCACGTTGACTGTCACGTTTTTTAACGATGTTGAGGCGTGTGTTGTTCCTCATTTCCACGGTGAGAGGTTCCGATGGAAAGGCTGCTCCTAAATCAATTGCCATGTAGACAGGATCAATTATAACTGGCTCGCTAGTTATAGGTTTGATTCGATTGACACTGTTAAGTATCAAATTGCGTTGAGCCGGTGTAAGATAATTAACCAATGGGGAAGCTGATGTTATTTTTTCAAATCTAGGAACCCCATATATGTATATATTATTGAACGTTGTAGAGCTCGCGAAATTGACTTGATTGTACAAAATACGTGACTCTAAATTGGGTTTTTGCAACCCTAGGGTGTTGACAGCATATGTCAAATGACCGTCAATATATTCACTATTCGAAACAACTTTTGCACCTAGTATTAAATTGCTAAAATTTTTATTTATATAGTTCTCGAAATCCGCGCTAGTTATTAATCTGTTCTGGCTGGAAAAGAACTGCGGAGCTAGCTGCCTGATACTATCAACTGATTCCTCTTCTCCTGGTTTGGTTGACGGATTTTGATTTGTCAACGTCAATAACTGCAAATCCCTGACTGATATATAGATAGTGTTTACAGATTTAACACTCTCACGTATTTCTAAAAATCTCGATGTTGTTAGTGCTGTCAAACTACCATTCAATGCATTTGCTCCTACCACACCATCATCTCCGTCGCTTTTTAAATAATATATAGCCACCTGATCACCTTCCTGTAGTTTTTCGCCGTAAATTGAGTTGCCGAACTTAATCTCGTATCGTTTATTCTCGTTCAGTCGCCTTTCGAACGCTTTAGTTGTGGGTGTCGTGTTTAAAAGACTCGTGGCTTGTGTGTATTCACTCCATGTATCTTGTCTCTTGACAAAAACATATATATTAAACGTGTCAATCTTTATATCTTCACTGACTGACAACATGAATGTTTCGAAATCTTCTCCAATCGCGGTCTGCACGGGGTATTCTTGAAATGATCCTTGATATAATAAGTGATTTTGACCGATTGATTGTATTTGCTCTTCTATTGCGGTATTTTTAGTAAATGTAACGTCTTTATTGATGGAATACTTTATACCACCAACATCAACTAAGCTGAATCGCGGTATTGTGTATATGCCGGGATCCATTGTGCCCTTGGCATCAAATGTCAGGACACATGAGCGGTAGCCTGTAGGGTTATAATTGAGCAATTTGACTATTCGATTTATATTCTCGTACAACTGAGCTTCGGTAAATATACTTTCACTAGAAGTTCTGTTCAAATAAAATAATAAAGTGTGATAGCTATATGCAATAATATCAATTACTGATGACAGGTTACTACCTTCAAAAACATGGTCGCTGAATATATTTTTTTCCGCTAATCGACGTTTGATCAGACTTTTAAGAGACACAGCATCAAACGCCGCGTAACTATCTGATGATAGTGAAAATTCTGTAAATTGTTCGCTCATTTTTTATTAAAGTTCAAATCCGGATTGGGATAATATACCTGTAAATACAACAGATGGGTTTGAAAGTGTAGGTATTCTCAAGGTCATGTCTATTTTATACTCTGCTAGATCTTCATTAACCGTTACATTCACATTCATAACAGACACGCGGTTTTCATATTTTTCAATGCCTTCGACTATACGACTACCAATCATTCTAGCCATGGTGGTGCTTGCTGGGGCAAAAAGAAACTGCGCTAAATTCAGACCATAATCCGGATTGAGAAGTTTCTGCCCCGGCATGGTTGTGAACAGATTTTTAAGAGAATTTTTAATCGCGGCTTCATCGTAATCATGTTCAATATCTACAGATGTCGGTTCTCGGTACAATCCTTTACCTGTTAATACGTTATTTTCTTTGAGATCAAGACGCAAATCAGTGTATGTGTATGACTCCGCGGTCCTTGCTTTTGAGAAGCTGTCTAGTGTGATTGTAGGCATTATAATTATTTATGCTTGAACATTGTATTTAAAATGTTGGTAAATTACATTAAGAATAATAAGTATTTACAAATGTACCAGGACAAATTTACAAAAATATTCGAAAGCAATTTTCAACGATTTCAAGCCGGGGGCGTATTAGCAGGAGATGTTGTTAAATTTATTGACAATGTAATCGAGCATGAGTGGTTGAAGAGTCAAACTAACACTATTAAAGACAAGATACAAGAAATTTTAGATACAGATTTGAATATACGTATCGCCTCGGTTTTCGCCAAGCGACCGGCAGCAGGAGGTGGGGTGCAGCAAGATCAGCAAGTGGATGATTACTATTGTGATATAGCGCTCGAAAGAGCACCGGGATTGTTTACAGATCTAATGACTGTACCAATCAACATGATAGCGGTAGTTGATACGGAAGGAAATCTTGCGCCAATTCCTGATAGTTTTAGAGCCGATGATCGCTCACATATCGAACCTGTAGAATTTGTACCGGAAGTTGGTCAAGATGAGACCAATGCTGGTTTTGGTACAAAAATTGATCAAGGAGACAAATCATTAACAACAACTGACACGCCCGGTGTACCAGCAGATAGTGTTGATAACATAACTACCGCGGTTTACATGCGTTAATTTAACGCGAGCAAACAACTATAACAGTTTATCTCTTGATCAGCAACAAATGCTGATCTATAAATGTGCTCGGCAATTACTAATAATTGTTTTCTCTTGACATCTGCTGGTAAATCAACATGATGCACATGATCGAATAAAGATTTTAATAATTCCGGGTAATCGCTGTTAAACTTTGTTTCATTTTCAATGATATGCTTGCGAAGCTTTAATGTTTTCCCGGTTTTTACAACCTGATATACACCTTCAACAAAATTATCGATATTCTGCGTGGTGTTATGTGACCATTTACCAGCAGTCACTCTCAATTGTATCTCGTTGATCGCTTTTCTCAAATCCGGATAGGATTGCTTACAGCAAATCTTTACATCTACCTTATCTACATCTGACAAAGTTACACTCTCGTTGCTTAAGACATATAAACACCTATCAATGTACATGTCCAGCGGTGGTACGAGGTCTAACAACTGACATCTGCTTTGCAGTGCTTGAATCACCTTGTGTTTATAGTTGGCTGTTAATATGAAGCGCGTAAACTCACAGTATTCTTCCATGGTGTTACGCAAACACCTCTGTGCATCTAACGTGAGTCCATCCACTTCATCCAGCACTATCACTTTCACACTACCATCGTAACTTTTTGTCTTGCTAAAACTTGTAACTTTGCTTCTAATTGTTTCTATACCGTTTTCGTCACTAGCATTTATATATAGGTATTGACATTTTAAAATATCATTTATGATAATTTTAGCTAGAGATGTCTTTCCGATCCCGGCGTTGCCGATGAATAACAGCTGTGGTATATCTTGTGTTGATATAAATTTATCAACAATTCTCCGGTTATCAGGAGATAATACTATATCATCAACTGTCTTGGGTCTATATTTTTCAACCCATAAGTTCTCGAATGGTTTCACTTGATTGACCGCCGGAGTTGGTCGAATACAGTGGAGGGCATTTTAGTTTGTTTAGCAAATTCACTCAACTCCTCAATATTTTTAAAATTCAAATCAGCAGGTTTTGGAGGTATTGTCATATGCTCAGACGTAGCAACAGCATCCGAACTACCGAATCCATTGTCACCTCTATCGGTTTGCGTCACTTGATCTGCAAACGATATCTCCGGTTGGATTAAAGAGTAAAACACAAGCTGAGCAATTTTATCACCTTTCTTTACTGAATAATCACCCTCTCCAAAATTATATAGTTTAACCGCTAGATCTCCTCTGTATCCATTATCAATCACACCTAAATGCGGTTGTATATTATGCTTGAAACCTAAACCGCTTCGTGGTTCAATTCGTATCCAGTAGCCAGGTGTCATGTCGGCAAGTGTCAATCCAATTGGTACTGTAGCTGAACTACGAGACTGAATATTTACATCCTCAACCGCGTATAAATCATATCCAGAATCACCAGTCAAAGAAGTCTTGTTGTTTGCAGTTGGTAGCACTGCATCTTCGTGTGTTTTTAAAAATTTTGCATGCATATCATTATTATCCATTAAGGATTACCTGATCTCCACTGATTTGTGTGTTTCCAGACTCTAAATTTACAGAATTTTCACGCAACCACTTGATCAATTCATTTAATTTACCAGATGGGATGGTGAAAGTACCATGACCTTGTATTGTTATCGTTACCATAACATTATTATAGTATAATACTATGTTGAAATCAAATAAATAATTAATATGAGTGATGAAGATGATATTTTAGATGATTTACTTGGGCAATTGAAGGATAATAATGCTTTTAACAACCAAGCGATAAAAAGCAACAAACAATTTAAACTACCGAAAGAACAACTAGAAGAATTTATCTTGAATACCTCAGGAAGACTGGTTCAAGACAGTTTAGACATGATTGAAATAGTGAAAGAACGCGTAGCCGGTGCAGCTGAACCAGACGACGTCGCGAGTCTGTCCGAATTATTCAAAGCTAGTACAAATACAGTTGAGGCTCTCAACAAAATTTTGATACAAGACAAGCGAACACTCACGACATTAACCGCCAAACAAATGGATATAGATTCACGTCAGCAAATAGCTGAGAAAGCGGCTGACACTGCAAAAATTATTGCTAGTAGAGAAGAGATAGTTAACAAGCTATTCAAAAAAGCGGACGTGATCGATGTGCAACCAGAAGAAGATTAATTGACCGGTAAATTTTGACCATCTAACCTACCAATATCTATAGAATTGTCACGGTTTGATATCAAATTACCGTGTATATCAACATGTCGATAGCTATATTCTGTCGCGAATTGTCCACGCCACTTGATAAACTCCACATGATCTACATTATCTTGAATAAATTTTAACACTCTATACAAATCACCTATTTTGCTCTCGATCAACACCTCGAGATCAGAAATTATAGCAGCCATTCGTGTGTAGTGTGCGGAATCTGTTATTAAATTTTTCCCATGAGAGTCGATACTCAATTTATCTGGTATTAAATCATCATCTTTTATACTCAACATGTTAAATTTAAATATATTTGATGTTTTAACACTCATCTCGTGATGTAGTTCTTTATTATGTCGAGTTTGTATATATTCCAACACCCGGTTGTATGTGTATCCGGATATATTATTAGCTATATCAGATACAGGTATGACTGAATTATCTTTTATGAATTCAATCCCTAATAAACATGCGATTGAGTCACTAAAATCCTTAAAATAATCAGGCTTCGGGTTCGTTTGTTGTATTCTTTCTTTTATCCTCGGATGTAGATAGTGGTACTGATCTAGCCAATACAATATATACCAAGGACCATCAGTTGTTACAGGATCCACGTCTTTAATAACTGATTTTTCAGGTATTATACGATTGTTAAGATCAGTAAGCACGTGTGAGTCAAGCCATTCTTGAGTCTCTTTCAGTTGACCTGTGGCGTCGTCTGCTTTTGCCGTTCTAGTCTGTAGCTGTTTCATCGGTTGGTTTTTCTCTCGTTATCGCTCTGTTGTTGTTATCAGTAACAATACCTCTGTTACCAATTTGTGTGAGTAAAAATCTATTGTATAATTTTATGCTGTCCTGTTCTGTGAACACATGATCAAGCGACTTCACACCTACAGCGAACAATAGAGCTATTTTCTCAATAGCATCACAATCTGTCTCGAGTTGCTTCAATATATTATTTATACGTGTGTGCGATATCGTGTCAGAAAACACAACATCGTTAATATTTGACATCATCAGTGTTGTGTACATTGTGGCTGCAGTTGATATGGATTGATAATGCGGTGAATTGTTCTTTTCAAACTGTTCACCTGAGCTATTGGTAGATAATCTCGCAGAACCACCAGGAATAGTAGATCTAGCGGTTTTATTTGCTGTTTTATCGTCACTAGCTCCTGTTATTTGTGTTGTGGATGAAGATATTATCGATTGCTCACCACACACAACAGTATTTTCTCCGGCGTCTACAAGAGATGTCAATGTGGTAGATTCTCCACCTCCAGGAAAGCTTGAAGATATCCATGCTGTTAGAGATTGGTTGTTTTTTGTGGATATTCTCTCGGAATCTCCAAAATATGCGTCAAACGCATCAATAGTTTGTTGTAACACACAATCACTACTAGCTGATTGTATTATTTGATATGCTTTTTCAAAATCTGGAGATTTTACCACACAACAATACAAATTAAACGCATGATCATAGCATTTTATATGTGTATGTTGTGTATCACTAGTACCTACCGTGGTTAAATATTGTGACTCGTATTTGTTTGATGAGGTTAACAAGTAAGAAACGTGATCTTTATCATCATTAAACAGTTTGATTAATAAGTCATCAACGTTTTGTGTGTATTGCTCGGCTTCAAGGTAGTGTTTTCGCAACTCTGGTAATAAACCATACCTGTTTGCTTCATTTAAAGTCGTATATACAAGCAATTTGTTCAACACACCCATATAAGTGGCTGCATGTATGTTCGAACACATCACTGACACATGGTTTTTTATGTTGTTGTTTACATGACTCATATTAGTCGATCTTGTCGTTAAAAACTGCTGGTTTGTATCTGTATGGCTTGACGGTGAGCACATTATTCGTGTAAGTGTTCTTCTTAATCACGTGCTGTACAGACACTGTTAAATGATAACCTAACAGCTTGTCATCATATTCATTTTCTTGAAACCCGCCGCGGCGATCGATAGCTACAAATGCACCGGCTTGACGGGAAGGCATGCCCGGTACAGAGAACTCCATAGTGTTTCCTCTCAATATTGCATCCATTATTATACGATTACGACCCTCTAAAGCTTCTCTACATTTGGTAGCTACTGGGGTAGAAAAACTCTTGTATGTTCTGTTGGTTATTTTCGTATTATTGAGTATGAAGCTAGGTTCTGCACCACCCTCGCCTCCCATTAGTGTTGAAAACATGTTTTCCTTTAAGTATTTCCTTACATTTGATATGTCTCCACCTTCCATATGTACATAAAATTGTTTATCCCTTATGTTATAAAGATTTACCATGGATGTGTTCAACACATCTATGCAATCCAATGAGCTTGCGTCGTGAAACATATAATTATTAATTGTGTTTTGCGGTATCCAAAAATTATTCAATGCGGAATGATGGGGGCTGGTCCTATGCTCGTTACGAAACACGCTTGTCTCATCTGATCTGTTGTCTGATTCATCAGCTATATAAAACCTATCACGTGTTCTCACACCAGGAAAGCCCGGGCCTTCATCAGATTGTGTATGAGCATCTCTAAAATATTTACCTATGGGTGTTAGAGACCATTTGTCCGTGAATCTATCGCATCGGAGCAAGCATGGTTCCATCGTTTCTGTATCATGTGTATGTAATGATAGCACATACGCGAGATCATCATACGCCTTACTATCTGTCGGTGAGGTGTAAAACAGTTTTTCCCCGCCTTTGCTGAAATCATCTTCAAAAACCGGGGTAGTTGTGGGTGTTTTTAGTGTTTCTGTTATGATGTCTTTAATACAATCACCAGTGTATAAAGAAGCTTCCGGTTCATCCACAAGATATAGTGATTTGAATATGCCTGTGTTTGATTGTCTCTTCAGTGCTAGTGGAGAGGACCAGCATATGTTTTTTTCAGCTAATAATTGCTGCCGGTAATCCCAAAAATACACTTTTTTTAATTTTTGCCCGTCGCTTCCTATAACATCTTCAACTTGTGTCACTGCAAAATTCATGCGAATGGTAAACACATGATTGTTGAGAGACAAAGTGCTCTGTATGTCATCCTCGACCGGCACGTCGAGTTCAATGAATATATAATCACGACCATCGTTGCGAAATCTATACGGTGCTAGATCTATAGGTTCACCGGCTATATATTTTAATGATGCTCTCTCGAAGCAATCTTTAGTGTTCCTAAACAACACATGACCGGAATGATACCACCAGCATATATTGTCTTCCAATACTAGTTCTTCTATAGCTCCAGGTAAGAGTTTTGTTGTTCTACCATCATTGTTCCAAAAGAACACTTGGTATTTAAATGGTTCACCATTTAAATAGTTGTTAGTGACGAGAGGGGATGTAGATGGTTGTGAACCAGCACTACCCTCATTACTAGAATTTGAAGCGTTGACTAGTCGCCCATCAGTTGTTGTCTTGTAGCAGCTCATCGAAGTTGCTGTTTAATAGCACTTATCACGTTGCTCACATATTGTTTTTTAATAATTTTTAAAGTACTACCAGGTTCGATAAATTCTACAGGATTATCTATGTTGTTAGACACACATATTAACCACCACAAATGCATATCACCATATAAAGAATGGCTTAATATAGTATATGGCGTGAGTCTGTTAACTCTATGAAAATAATAAAACCTAGTGTCCATGTCATCGATGTTGAACCTCACAGTTTTCAGTAAGTTGTAAAAATGAAAGCCGTTGGTTTCTGTTTTGTGGACGCTTAGTATATTCTCAAACCGTGTTGGTCCAATTGAAGGTAAGTCCGATTGTTCGTTTTGAAACATTATCCAATCTTTCTAAATGGCGCCAATCCTTGCTTGACAGCGTCCGGTGTTGTGTCTTCAATTGTTGATCTCTGTACTGTCACCTGTCTGTTTTGTTGATTTACAGATGTGAACATGGAGTTTTGTGTCTCTCCGAATATCTCTGTAACAGTCATGTTCACTTTGTACATATCTGGTATTATTGTTTCGACATTGAATTGTTCCTGTGATTTGTCACCAGCACCGTCTTCCTTCACCTCAGTTGGTATCGGTAATGTCATCTTACGTGTAGCTCCTACAAAAGAAACAGTCATGTTTGCAATATATGCGTATTTTGCGTACCATGTACCGTCTAAATTAGCTTCATAAATACATGGTGGGTCGATCAAGTCCCTGGTCAAACGATTTGGTGAGTTTTGATACGTGAGTAGAAACAACAATTGCCAGTTTTTAATGACATCTCTGAATGATCCAGTGTTTATTAACGGAAACTCTAGTGTATATGAATTTTCTCTACCAGTAAATTTGAAAAGTTTTGGTTGTTCGATGTACGACCCCGGGTCAGCTAAGTTGAGTGACTTAGCCAATCCAGCGGCGGTCTCCGTGAGGTTCGCGGCCATGTTCATCAACCCCATGCTTTCGTCACCACCAAATGAATTTTGAATAGTTCTGCTTTTCTCTTGTAAATATGGTAATGAATATACAAACCCTGTATCTTTTGTGTAGTATAAATCATCATACGGAGCCATCACACCAGAACCAGATGCTAATTGATCCGCGGTCTCACCTACTGTTTTCCAGCCTTGTAATATTTTTTTACCAAATTCATTCTCCGGGTTAGCTTCGTTTTGTTTAATTTTTTCTAACAGTTGCTGTGGAGTCTCATTATCAAGTATTTGTTCCGCACCTCTTCCGGTTTTTTCTGTAGCGACAAACAGATTGTTAGCAATTTGATTGATTTGTGGGTTTACCTGTATCCTCTTCTCACGGAGCATCAATGTAGGTACATCCCATCGTGCTGTTTTAGGTGATTGAGTCCATGGAAAATCATTTATAACATCAACATGCTGTATCGTGTTTGATCCTGGTTGCTGAGACACGCCAGCTAAATCCGGGGCTGGTCCATATCCTCGCTTTCGATTCGCACAATCTGTTTCTTCGCTGTCATATATACTCGCGTGTTCGACGAATTTCCATATGTATGACTGGTTTTGCCCGGCTGGTTCGCTTCCAGAGGAATCCAACCCTTTGAGTAGCTTGCTAGCAACAGCACCTGCGGCTGCAATACCACCAGTGATCAGTTGACCCTTGCTCAAGTTTAATTTCATCTATAAATATTTATGAGAACCACCGGTCTCTAACACTTTCGCGGAACGATTGTACATTACTAGTATTAGATTGTGGCGCTGCGGTGGGTATAACTGTGTTGTTTAGTACTGTACCGGTCTCTTTTACAGCGATCACTATTTCTTCTGACAATCGGTTCAATATCACGTTGTTTTGCGCTAATAAATCTATCATTTCCTTGAAGCTTTTGTCATGAATCTCATTACTAGACTGCATATCATTTAGTGATTCATTTGTCTGAGTGTTGTTTGCCGCGTAACTATCCTGCATATCATTTAGCGATTCATTTGTCTGAGTGTTGTTCAACACGTAACTATCCTGCATATCACTTAGCGATTCATTTGTCTGAGTGTTGTTTGCCGCGTAACTATCCTGCATATCACTTAGCGATTCATTTGTCTGAGTGTTGTTCAACACGTAACTATCCTGCATGGGAATAATAGCTTCTGGGCCTCGCTCACCCACTATAGTGGGTTGACCTTTAGGCACCGGACCACCATCCGCTCTCCATAGCCAATAATCCAACTCATCATCAATCATCTCCCGCTCTTTAGTGCTTATGTCGCCTCTATCTCTCAAACTTTTTAAAATATCTTCATCTAATTCTTCAATCTGAGCTTGTGTGAATTGTTTTCGGGTGTTTCCTTGTTTATCTACATGATACACGGGTTTTTCACGCTTTGTACCTGAGTTGCGAGTCATTCCCATCATGCCTAGAAACTCTTCTACACCCCAACCTAAGAAATCCGGTAACATATCAACTAATGAAAACAGCATGCCCACAACCCAGTCTTTCATGGCAGTTGCTACTTCATCAATCCAATCAAATGTTGCCGCTCCAAGCTGCCCGTCAGCGGATTTGTTTGCGTATTCTTCATCAAACATACCGCGGAAAAAACCAATAACCGGGTTGAGCATGTTCCAACCTGGTACTAATCCAATGAAAGCCATTCCCAGATCTGCTACAGCCAGGCCATATTTACCATCTCTCCAGTGTTGAATAAAATCTCCAACATACCACAAGGATCCTATAAAAGGTACCATGCGTATATATTTGCTGATATACTTTTCAAATGGTTCGCTGAATTGCTTTAGAAAGTCAACAGCGATACCACCCACTTTATCATCCTTTCTCTGGCTTGGATCCATGAATGATTGTACTATACCGAGACCTAGATTCAATATGGTGCCGGCACCTGGCTTAAGATTGACCAACCCTCGTGCTGCGAATAAAAGTGTATTTGGTATGTCGTCGTTGTCCCAAGCTTCCTTTGTTTTTTGAAATAAAAACAAACTACCAATAACCGGTATGTAGTCAGCATATGGTTTTATCTTTTCCCACACACCAGCGGCCATCTCAAATAACAAATCTTTCTTGGCCTCTGCTTTTACCTCACCATCCATACCTTGTGTCTGTGTGTCAAGATATGCATTTAATATATCAACACCTATCGCCAGACCATTGGCTAATCCAGGGGCAATGAACGTACCAACTAAGTTTAACAGACCTGATAGTAAATTTAACGCCATGCCAGTCCACTCTTTATTTTTAAAGTCTTCATATGCGAAATAGAAGCTGACAATACCACCAATCACCGGTATTCTTTTCAAGAACGTTTTGCCGGCCATCTTCGCGAAGGGAGCTAAAAACACTTTCAATCCACCCATTAATCCATATTTACCTATCGCATCAACTGTACCCTCCATACCATCCCAATCTATATTAGCAGCTGTGAACAGAGCTGTCATACCGGCGGCCAATGCCAACAACGGGACTCCTATTGTGCCTAATAATCCATCCAGCCATGAACCTTCTTTCAAGTCTTTCATGGATGGTGTGGCAGCTTCAAATCCTCTACCCACAGCATCAGCAAGATTGTCTAGCGTTTTTGGGGCCATACCAGTGATATCCACTGGTGTGGAGTCCTTTACAACCTGTCGAGGGGCATTTGCATCCGCTTGGAATTTATCCCACGCAGAAGGACCGCTGGGAGTCCCTTTATCTTTTGATTCCTTGTATGATTTATCACCATTTTTAATGCAACAGCTTTTTAAAACCTTTAAAATCTCATCTAGATACTGTAACTCCCTGTTCCCGGAGTTTAGTGATGCTCCTTGTATTTCTGCTTCTTCACTCCTATCACCGGGTACCGCCATGTGATTATTTAATCACTACTAAAGAATCTTGCGTCGGTAATGATGTTAAATACATTGTCTCCGTGCTTTAAAGTGGTGAAGCGATCAGTATAATCTTTTATTTTATTAATTTCTTGCACAATGTCACTAACTACAGCCATTGGTAGTGCTTCTACAATATGGGTTAATTTAGTCGCGTGTTTATGATTAAACTCTACGTGTTGATTCTCAATTTTTAATGATTTAATATATTTGACATATTCATACACAACAGCTTCTCCAACGATATTTTTAAATGTGTCCGAATCTTTCGCGTGTTTTGATACAACCGGTAGTGCTTTATTATTAACCTCTATATCAACATCGAGTGTTGGTGATTGAATAGTGACGGTAATATTGTTTGCTTTTATGGTTTTCGGTTCAAGCATGCTTTTGGTTATCTTGAACGATTGAAAATTATTATACAATGACTTTATGTTGTGAAATACCTTGTCTCCAGATGAGTTCAAAGTTGGTACATCATAACCTAATGTGTTCACACGAAGACCTACCAGTACTGGCAGCCTATCAATAGATGAAAATGTTATATCTGGTTCGACGCAGCTCTCTTTTATCAAATTACTGGTCAAAATGGCATAATGTGTTGCGTTCACCGCGGTGGCTTCGAGCGCAGCTGTTATTATTTTCTTCTGATGTTGCACGGTCAATGGCTTGAACTTGACATTCTTGTCAATTGACGGTACATATATATCTACAAAACTTGAATTGTTTGTCTTGTTTATAGCATCAATAATGCTACTGTAATCATTTTTTTTAGTGGCCATTGGTATATTTAAGTTTATTGGTGTTAAAGTCCACCAGGAGGACGGGCTCCAACTTGAGGTGTTTTAGATTCGTTGGCTTTTTTCTGCTCATCAATCTCTTTAGCTTTTCGCTGGGTGTAGATTGATGTCTCCATTGGTGTCATTTCAAATGCATATTTTGAATCAAAATTCATAACGTTGCACAAATTATACATTGTGATATACATGTCATTTAAGTTATAATTGTATGACATTTTCACTAGATCAAACATTGTCTTGTCATAGATTCCTAGTTTGTAGTTTTTTTCTTTAGAATCTTTATCGTGAGGGTTTTTGTCGGTGAAAAACACTAGATCATGGAAGCCTTTATAAAAAACATTACCAGCCTGTAATATTTTTTTAAAATTCACACCAGGTATATTATTTATAATGTTGTTTTTTTGTTCGAGTGTCAGCTTTTTCATATCAAACACCTGATCTCTGATCGTGATCTCTTGTACGATGTCTATAAACATGTCTAATGATGTCAATGTTGTGTCGTGAAACATGTTAGTTGGTGTACCCACCGTGACACTATATTCTTTATTCAATCGGATCACACGTGGTTGATTGTATTTGACATCGCTAACCAATTGCAGGACGGCGTTCAAATCAATCACTCCGTTGTAATTTTGAGAGGTCTTTTCACATGTCATGGTTAGTTTGATTTCCGGTCCCATGCTAACAATTCTCGCGGTGAGTAACACACAAAACTTGTCCACTTTGTTTAAATTCTTGAAACCACCGGTTATATGATCCAGCAATCGATGAAAATATGAATCCAATCCAGCGTCATCATTGTTAGCTATATATTTAGACATCACAACAACGTGCTTGTTTTTCACTTCTTTTGCATTGATATACTCTGCCGTGCTCGGTATATACACAGGATACAGGAACTCCTCACAGCTCATGATTGTATTTATTGAGAGTATTAACTCAAACCAACCGCTTTTTTAGCGGCGTTGATGCTCTTGCCAACTACATCCACTCCAGCGATTTGTGTGACGCCGTTAATTATGTTAGGAATTGATCCAGAAGAGAATGATGAAATTATCTCCTCAACAGGTATAAAAGGTATACCGCCTACCGTGTAGTGTGTGTAATTCCATTGTGTGTTGATGAGTTGAGGTGCAGACGCGTTCGTTGGATTGTTTTGCGCTGCCATCTGGAATGGCACGCAATTGAAAAACCGGAAAATCTTTCTTTGAACTGAGGATCTCTTTTGATACGTCTTTGCTAGTTGAATGACCGTCATGTTTGTTTTGATATTCATTGGATCTATGGCGCCAGATTCTGGGTCATCCCCTGGCCTAGCTACTAATCCTAGATGCGAAGCGGTTATTATCCATGGTCTTATCACAAAATCCAGAAAAGATGTGTTAGTTTCTAAGAATTGTATGTCAAGCTGTGCTAGTGGTGCTCGAGGCTCTGCGTATAGTCCACCGATAAAACCACGACTTTTGGGTGGACCCATGTATTTATATGAAGCATTTTCACCTGGTAAGTTTATACCTTGTGCAAAATAACACCCAGCCACCTTTTGATACATATAACTAGATGTGGTTCTAAGATTTTTATCTATGTTGTTACCTATTTTGTCACCATCACCAACAGGCTCGAGATTCTGTAACATGGCTGTGCTCACAACTGGTGGTATGTGATCTATCAATAACAACCACATGAACTGGTTTGGTACACTACCAGACCACGTGGAGAGCATGCGGAGAAAGTGGTTTCTATAACTAACCAACGGTACTAGTGGTACATTGGTGCCAAGCAGTTCTATTGCACCGCCAGCGGGGTTTTGTAACACACTACTCGCGGCACCTTTTAGTGCACCGCCTGCTGACCTTAATAAATCACCTGCGAAGTTCATACATAATTACTTATGTACGATTACTCTTTTTCTGGCTTGACTCGTCTCCAAAAATGATAGTTTAATGTGACACTGAATGTAGCAGGCGCACCGGTTCCTTGTATGTTGTACGCCACTTCACCGATGCTGGATGGAAAAACACCTACAAGTTGATACTGCGCGATTGCATTTAGTTGAGGGTCAAGCTGTAATAAATCAACGGTTGAGGTGGCACGTGGCACGTAGTAATTACCGGTGCTATCCTCATCATCAAACGTGTCATGAGACCATCTCTCGAATAACCGTCTGATAGCGCTTTGACCATCTGCGTAGAAAGTCGCGTTATATGTACCAGCATATTGTGCAGCGCCAGGCACTTTGAATGCTAGGCCCATGTAATTCACATCTGTGCTAGCGATTGTCCGCGCGGGTATCTGACCCCCTTGTATGTACACAAGATCATCTTCTGTTATGACCGCGTCTGTAGCATCTGATTGAATGCTCAACACTCTGAATTGAAAATCACGAGAAAAATCTCGTTGCTGAGCTACCCTGTAGAAATCACTGATTGTTTGTTTTACGTCTGGCATATAATTATTTATTCTTAGCCTACTAATTCATTGAAGTCTTGGCCTGTTCTAGTTGCGTAGAAATTGACCAATATGAATTCAGCGGCTCGTACAGGTTTAATGTAAATATCGATCACCATCTCGTTTTGATCGATCACGTCTGGTGTGTTGTTACGCTCGTCACACACGATCAAGTAATCATACATACCATCTGTGTTTTTAGCGTTCTCAAAAATTGGCGTGAGCACGTTCACCACCTGGGTCCTGGTGAACAACGTGTTGGGTTCAAACACGAAGTATTTCACTGTGGCACGTGTGGCTTTTTCTAGGTACAAGAACAGACGACGTACATTGATTCTATCAAACGCACTTGGTTTTCTCTGCAGTGTTTTCTGCCCGAATACCACAAATCCATCGTTAGGGAAGTTGGCTACCGGGTTTTGATTGATCTTGTACAACTGATCACGTTCTTTTAATTTTGGATAAACCGCGATATCACTCACGTTGCTCAGCACTCCGCGTGTGAAACCAGCTGGTGCGTACCATGGTTGAAAGTTGGCATCTGTGTTGGCCATCAATGATGCGGCGAAGCCACTGAATGGGGCCCAGATGCCTCTGTTGAGGGTACCGTCAAACGTTTTCACCCAATTACCGAACGCACAAGCGTAACTGCTGTTGGCGTTACCTTGCAGGTGACGGAGTGGCCAGTAAATGTGTTTGGAGAAATATTTCTTGGTTGTGACATCTATGCCTTTAGTGATGTCATACTCGGTAAATTCTTGATTGAGTGTTTTTGAATTTTTCCCGTTCACAAAAACATATCTCAAATTGTCAGATATGTACAATATATCTTTTCTCTTGTTTTGACAGAAATTGATGAACGCATCATTCACGAAACGATAATTGAGCACGGTACCGGATGTTTGTAAATTTTCATTTATTTTGGTCAAGTACATGTTATCCTTACCGACTCCGGTGCCATCCATGTCCCATGGCTTCTCATCATCAAATCCATTGGTCGTGCCACCTTGTGTTCCTACATAAACTGTTCCCAAACCAGCTTCCAACACCAGATCCAACGGGTACAGCTCGTAATTGTCGACAACCTCGAACATACGCTCCAGTTTTGTTGGTATGGCTCCTACTTTGATTGTACGAACACTGGTGTCCTTGAACACTCCAGCGGGATACAACGAGTTGGCGGCATCGATGCCCGTGTCATCACCGGCTGAGTCAGTGTCTAAAGATGCTCTGAAAGCGCTGGTGGCTGATAATTCTGTTTCGTTGATATAGATCAATTCATCAGTATGGCTCTTGCTTGTGTGGACACGTACTTTCTTTTTAGAGACAGAATGGGTGCTGTCAAACCAATCACCTTGTTCGTTACTGATGTGTGGGTTCACAAAAATTTCAATGTTTGGTGTGCCCACTTTTGCAGAAGCTACATCTTCGATGAAATGAGATTGTGCTGTACCACCAAGTGGTGAGTTGACACGTTTGAAACCGTTCAGCGAGCCGACGTAGCTTTCAGCCAGTATAAAATCCAGTTTTGATGTGTCGGCAGCAAGTACGGATTCACGCACCTTGAACAATCCAATGCATATGGTATCATCAAACTCTTGCGTGCCAAGCTCGATATCACTCAAGTTCTCTAGCACCTCACTCACTGATGTACCGCCGGTCGATTTACCAGAGCCGTTCGCGCCAGCAACTGGCGTGGCTTGACCTGTCATGTCGAAGTTCAATCGACTTCCGGGGATGCTTAGATATTTATCTACACTAGTACCTGAGGGATTGCTGCCGCTCAATTTCCTGGTGACCGTCTCGATACCTTCACATCCATCATAATCTGTGGCGGGATTCAAATTGGTGTTGTCTATAACACCCACATAAAATCCTTCCATCTTCTCATTGATGATGTTTTTTCTGGAATTGATGATGACCATACCGGCTCCACCTTCTACTGCTGTTTTGAAAGTTGTACCAAACGGTGACTTGTCGCTCGATCCGGTGGCTGCGAACGATGATGTGGACCATTCATAAGTGCCTTGTTTGAACCCATCATACTCTTGTGCGGTGATGTAATAATTTTGAGGTTCGCCAATGTAATAAGCCACACCATCACTCCATGGAATTCTCCCTGGATTGGATGAAACAGCCGACAAAGCGGTAGATGCTTCCCCACCGGGTTTGGAAGTTGTGAAACTATTTTCCTTGTAAAAGTTAGCATGTGGGTCACCATCATCATGTCTCTGACCACTCAACGCCACAATTGGATACACCAGTGCACTGTATTTGTCACTCACATCACCGAGATCATCCTCTCCTCCGTATGGTAACCTGTAAACAAATGTGTTGCCTGGGCTCTGCTTGGCCGCTTTGAATGTATGGTAAAAATATCGCTCCGCTGCATTTGAAGGCATGCCATAAACATTCTCAAACTCACTCAACGTTGTTATCTCGATCACCTCTTCTGTTGGGCCTTTGGAACTGAACCCGGGTATCAAAATGTTTGTACCCACCGGTAGTGACGGTCTCAATGAAAGATCGACTTCGCTAATTTCAACACCTGGACTTTGTATAGTACGCATATAAATATATCTCCTTGTTATAGATATTTAGTCTCTCGAGACACAAGATTTACAAAAGTTGTGATGTTAATTGGCTGAAACTGAACTCAAATGTTGAGTCGATTTGTGTGGGATCCTGGTAATTGTAATTTATCGCCCCTAGGCTGACTGGCACCACACCAATATAATCGAATTGTATTTTCTTGTTGTCATACTCATCCAATCCATACACGGTGAAGTTTGTAGCATAATCTTCAAAAGGCGCGTCTTTCAACGGCATCTGGTCTTTGTGAAAAAACGCTTCTTTGTTGTGGTTCATTAAATTGATCCACTTGTATATCACCCAATAGTTATTGAATTGATTGTCTATAACAAAATTAACGGTTATGTTACCATATGATGGTCGATGGTGACCGGTGAACTTAAACACTTGTCCTGAGTATGTCTCCTCGATAGCGTTCACCGTTACAGCAGGTATGATCGTGCCGAATATACTGAATTGTAATGAATCGTGTATGAGTTTCTCATCCAATCGACTGGAGTTGTCTCGAGTGTTCACCATTCTCAAGGCTTTTGGTAGTGTAAACACAAGTAAAAACTTGTCTTTTTTAGCTTTGTTTAATATAGATTGCCGTATTGTAGAAATTTGCTCAGCCATGTTGTTATTATTTATAACAGCTCGTAACCATTCGCTAACAGATCATCCATATCTCCAGGCAGTGTTGGCCCGCCGGGGTTGCTCATGATCATCGGTGGTGGCATGCCTAGCTCGGTGTTATTTTCTGTATTATATAATGTTAGAGGATTGGCAAAGTCGCGAGGCCCGTAGTTGAATTGTTGAAGCTGTAATGGTTTTTCATTATCATCACGTGTCACAACGTCAAAATATTTCTCTGTCAAAGGCGACTCTAACACTATCAGAGACCATATCATGGCCATCACACGATCGTCTCTAGAATCCACACCTTTTTGAGCCGACCAGGTGCCGTTCGGGTACCTGACAAATGTTTTGAGCTCATCAACTGTGTGTTTGTCACGAATGGACACGGCGGCTAGCTCGTTCACCCAGTACCTCATGTTGGTCACACCCTTGTATTTTGTGTTGGTGTGCGCAATCACTCCAGGTCTGTTGTATTTTTCCTTGTCTTGACCAGGCGCGAAGTGCACCAAATTTTCATACCCATGCGTGTTGCGCAACGAATCAACCACTTGAGCACCACAATTGTTACGCTCCACCGCGGCGACCGGGTTGCCCCAGTTACCGAGTATCTCTAACAGTTTGGATGTGAACTTGTGTGGAATGATGTTGTTGCTTCTGTAGACAGCCACCTGTTGTATGTTGGTCAAATTGGTTATGTCCATCACTTGAATCACACTAGCCGCCTCACCAACACCTTCCGCCACATCCACACCCACGCAGTATATTTTTTCAGGAGACGGATCCGACCACACGAGATAATCACCTTCATCAAACACGTATTTTGGCTCGCAAACTGTTATTTTAAATTTCTCGATAGCCGCATCCGCAATCGCGGTTTCTCCGGGTTCGATGAATTGATTACCAAACTCTTGATCAAATGCTTGCTTGCTACCAAGTGATTTGATAGTATCCTCTTTCCATTGATCGTCACGACCAGGTATCTCATGCCAATCAACCCGGCTAGCTTTCCAGTTGTTGGCTCCTTTGAGAGCTTTGCTGTATAGATCATAAAACAGATTTGTGGTGCCATTAGGCGTGCTAGCAATAAAAATTTTACTCTTTTTGGAACTGGATATGATAGGGTATACTGATTTCCAAAAATCTTGCACCAGATGATCGTCAATGAACGCGAGCTCGTCCAGTATCAACACGTTACAGCTATCTCCTCTTCCCGCGTCACTGCTGGTGGTACTGATACCCACGCTACTACCATTTGATAATAACATGCTAGTTTTACCATACTCATCCACACCAGGTTTGAGCCAGTTGGGTAGTTCTTCATACGCTATACGCACACGTTTGAATATGTTGATCGCGGTTTGTTCCTTATTGGCTACAATCAGTATTCTCTGATCATCATTGAAGCATGCGGTCCATAATGCATATATACACATCATGGTTGTTTTTCCTATCTGCCTGCTGGCTAACACGATGTTGAATCTATTGTCTCGTAAGGCTCGTAACACGCGTTTTTGACATTTGTGTAATTTTATTTTGTCCCGGCCTTTGTCAAGATTTACAATCGTGAAAAATTCCTCAGCAAAATGTAGTAGATTGGCCGCGCTCTTTTTAATGGCTTTCACCATCTGCGGTGTCCATTCAAATTCCGCATCTTTTGTTGGTAGGTTTTTATTGCCGAGATAATACCCTGTTTGTTTTGTTTTTTTCACTTCAAATATATAAGTATTTATACACATGAGAAAAAAATACATTAACGATCTAGCTAACCTCTATGTCGATGGCATCCTTCATGAGGGAGCACAGACCGGGGATAGTGACACTTTGAATGAAAATGTTGAAGTCAGTCCAATGACATCCAACATCAATGATGCCGCGGGGGTATCCCCATCAGACAGCGGACCCAATGTGGCTGGCTTGCAGTCACCGGTTGATAACGGTGATAATGATGAAGATGGTATATCGAATCAAAACATCACACAAAATCAAAAAGAAGAAAAAAAATCAGAGAATTTGAATGAAAAGAGCATAAATAATAGTAACATGAGTAATAAAGGACCTAATATATTCGATAAACTTTACGCGACCATCATGGAAGCCGAGGACCTCGAGGAAGTGGATCTCGAAAACGGCCTGGGAGACGAACAATCCCCAGAAGGTGATCTTGATGACTTGGGGATTGAGGATGATGCTGGTGGTGATGAAATAACGCTGAGCCTTCCTCGAGACATCGCAGAGAAGCTCCATGACGCTCTTATGTCACAACTCGGTGATGGTGATGAAGAATTTGATGATCTTGGAGACGATAGTGACGATGAACTGGAATTTGATAGTGAAGAGAGCCTGATGGAAGCTGGAGAAACTAAAGCTTCTGGTATGGAAGATGGTGGCAAGCCAAAAGCAGCTACAGACGGTAAAGCCACTCTGCAGAGCAAAAAGCACGAAGTCAAAAGCACCGTGAAGCCTAAAGGCGGGAGTGCTGATGGTGGTGCCAGCGGACAGGACGGGGACGGAAGCCCCAAAGCTTGTAATGTAGGTGCTAACAAACATCTTTCCAACCCTAAGGGTAGCAACAAAGTAGCCGACCTCGAATGGGGTTGATCTAAACCTTAGCTTTTTTAAAAAACACGGTCATTCGGCCGTGTTTTTTTTTGTGTTGAGTGTGTGTTGTTTTTTTGTAAATACAAGTATGGAAAAAAGAACATCATCATTATATCAAAGCCTGAGCATAATAAAACAAATAGCTCCAGAGTGTTTTGAAACCATAATCGATGTAGGAGCTCAAAAGCAAACAGATTTTTTAGCGGAAACATTTCCAGAGTCAAAACACATATTGTTCGAGCCATGTAGTGTGTATCATGATCAATTGATCAGCTATTACACCGATAAAGGAATTGATCATGTTGTCATACAAGAGCCCTTGTCAGACAAACCGAGAAAAATGTATTTACATCACATATCACAGGACGGTTCTGACAATATAACACACACACACTTGAACCTTGTAGCGGAGGAAAATATGGCTCACGTGAAAAGGATCGAGCCTGTCGATTCAACAACTCTAGACGACTATTATTGGAACAACATGACACCTGATATGCAATACAAATTTTCCATCAAAATAGATGTAGACGGTCATGAAGATGCTATAATCAATGGAGGAATGGATTGCATACCAGCTGCGTGTTTTGTTATTGTTGAAATGTCAGTGGGGGACTCGGAGCAGTTTGCCAATAGAATACTCAATTTACACAACCGCGATTTCCGGATATTTGATATATGTGACCCTGGTTATTACTATGGTCAGTTGTCTCAAGTGGATATTGTTTTCATAAACAATGCCGTGAGACGACGTATTGAAAAGTTTTGCCCTTGGAACATAAGCGCAGGAAAAGTTAATTGGAGCAAATGGCAGCACAAAGTACCTCTACACCACTCACCATACACCGTTGATTTTGATTGAATTGTATAAATATATATACGATGAGTTTTGAAGCTAGGTTTAAAAAACTATTAAGCGATGATGTTGATGATGTTGTGTTGTATAAAAAAGGCGGTCACGATTACCGGCACAGAAACATAAAAACAGGTGCTGATAGAGTGCATCAAAACTTCATACCTGTTGTTCATAAAGCTAGTGGTGAAGACAACAATGCGATTGAACATTTGAGAAACAATGGTGGTACATCTCACGTATGTACACCGCAAGATTTAATCCATATAATCAACACATACATTAAGCAAGGTGATCAAGAGCCTTGCAACATAAACAATGTTCAGCAGATGGCACAGAAATACCTATCTACAGGTAAGGATCTTGGTACGACCGGCATGCGAGTCATGCCACGTGGTCAAGCATACGTTATAGTTAAATAATGCTGCACCTCTATCGCGGGATGTTTGGATCTCTATCAAGTTCGTGATCGATATTACGCTTGGGTCTGGGCTTTCTCCCGGGGTAATCTGATGTGTCAGGTAGTTGCTCGGTTTTCCAATTGACTCCTGTGTTGTCTTGAGCTGCGCCAGGTATATTGACATCCCAATCTCTCAACTCTCCAGCTGCTTGATTCAAAGCACCGGCTTCTATCTTAGCATAATGATCAGATGTTCCACCATGCGCTTCATAACCTTTACTGCGTAATTGATTGGCGGCAGCATTCAATATATGTGTCAATTGATCGGTTGTTTCCAGACCGTTTGGCATCAATCGACTCACCCAATATTCCACAGCGTCTTGCATTTCTTGCTGTGTGAATGACTGTTTATCGGAACTCATTAAAAATTCCACAACCGCGTTAACGACCGCATCGGTGTTGGATCCTGATTGATAGGATTCGTATATCAGTTTGTTGTCTTTTGTATTCATTATAAATGCTGCGTATCAATAAATATTTATATATAATGGTCGACTTAAACAATATTTTTAGTTTCGGTAACGCTTACAGTGATGGTGGTATATTACCGCGGAACACAACTGGCCAGGTCAGGTATCTACACAAGGACATCAACGAGAATGAACGCGGTCTCTATAATGGTTGGTGGCAAGAGCAATTGTTTCAATTCGGTACAGAAGTTGATTATTTTGTTAATAGTTACAGTTTGAGTGGTCATGATTCATTATATGGTGAGGAGCCTACTCAACGATTCCAAGAGCCAAAAAAACTAGTGATAGCGTTTGAATTGAATGAATCAGCTATTGTGTTGAACAAATTTGGACTAGTTGGAGATGATGAGATAACAGGCTATATCGCTATTGATACTTTTTATCGACAGCTATCATCTGAAAGCATATCAACTCCAGAACCAAAATCAGGAGATGTTTTTCAATTGACTGAATACGGTTCTCTGGATCGTGTTGGTGGTAGAGATGGAAAGATATTCGAGATAACAGATCGTGTGGAGCAAGATATTAGCAAAATAAATCCACTGATCGGTCATTACATATGGCTAGTCAAAGCGAAACGATACGATCACAGTTACGAGCCTGGTTTGTTTCCAGAAGGAGCGATGGAACAAGTGTATGACGATACATCTACTGGATTACTGCCAGGGGGGACACAACCCGCTAGTCCTGACAAAACATACGGTGAGAGCACTAATAATTTATCAAAAGATGTCTTCGACTATGGTGATTTTTCAGAAAGTAATGATGATGTATATGGAGGGTATGTTTAATCTAGCATTTTATCTCTCTCGATCATTTCATGTAAAATATCCTGGTATTTATCATCAATATATTTTTGAATAGCAATTGGCTTGACCCAGTTTAGTGATTCGACAGATATGGTAGCCATTTTTTTATCAATAATATTCACGGCATCTATTAAAGCACACCACCTGGATAGCTCATATAGTGTCATTTGATTGTTGTTTTTATCTTTAATTGGTAACGTCACGGTTTTCGACATACCTCTTTTATCTATTTCAGTTATAGGTGTTGCCATTAGTTTTCAATACCTCCTTGGTGTTTTCTTAAAAGTTTTAACATATAACCAATAATATAACACAATAGTCTATCATCAGCAACTTTTATTTCATTACTATCTAAAACTTGGCATATTTTACTAACACCCTCAAAATAGTTGCGGACTGCCGAGCATGTAGTTATTTTCATATCGTTTTCTTCAAAAATAAAATCTTGCATGATATTATTCAAGGACTGAATAACTGTGTGTATTTTCATTTTACCAGGAGGGGTCTTCATAACGCCTTTTTTGAAATATGTCTTGGCGTGATATGTTATATCATCTTTTGATAAAAAGTTATCGATCATGTCAATAACATCTTGACAAGTTATTGGTGATTTTTCCGGTGTAGCAGTCACACTAGTGGCTGGTACTTGTTTAGCCGGTATTTTATCAACCGAGTCTGTCAATGGCTTGTTGTTCATTTGCGTTTAATGTGTTCACGAGCAGTGGACTCATGTTGAGCGGGGCTGCTTTTTGCGTGATTGTCACGTTGATGTATGTCGCGTTCTCTTTGTCGCAATTTATGCATGTAAAATCATTATCATCATCAAAACGGACAGGTATTAAATTAGGTGTTTTGCAATATGCACACTCTACATCTATGCCCTGTTTTGTGAATTCTTTTATACGTTCATTGTCTATTTGCTGCTGTTTTATATTAAAGTAGCGATTAGATATTGATGCGTATATCCACGATACGCCTATCTGTATGGCTATTGTCAGTATAAAAGCTCGATAAAAATCACCACCAGTTGACCAAAAAACAGTTGCTACAACTGTGGCGATTGAACATGTGATCATTAATGATCTAAGTATCAGTAGCATACTAATATTATAAACTAATGTAACTTAGTAATCAACAACTAAGTCGTCGAAATTGTCACGCAATGACATCAATATAGCGCCAACTTTTTTGAGTTTTTTTATGGCTTGCTCACATGCTTTGGTTCCTTTGTCATTTGCTTTGAAGACAGGAGATTCTTTTGCTTGTACAAACAAGCCGGTTATATCAGCTACTTGGCGTACCAATTCTGAAACATCGTCCGGTAGTTTGTTTTGCAATGGGTATGTTATGATAGGCGAATCTGGTCGCTGTTTTCTTCTCTGTTGCTCAACCTGACTAAGAATATCGAGCAATGACACGTGTTTTTGCTTCTCACCTCCCATACCACCGACATTCATTCCACCACCATTTTCAGCGTTGCGTAGATTTGAAAATGAACCACCGCCAAGTGTAGGGCTTTCTTGTAGTATCTCTTGATACGCTGTATTAAATTTGTTTTTCTGTTGCATTGTGTGTAAATATTTATTGCTAGAAACTAAATAATTACATCTATGAGTACATTTCAGAAAAAATTTCTTAAAATATTAGAAGCTCCAGAAGATTTACCTGAACCAATAGACGGTGGATTAGATGATGAAGCTGCATTTAATGACGGGCTCGATAAGGATACCAGTCCGAATGAATTTGATGATGTGCCTGACAATCCAGTCAACATCGATGGTCTGAAGCAACAGCAAGCGGATGCAACAATAGGTAAATTGACCGGTTGGGTTGAAAACATAGGAAATTGGGTACACACACTCAATGATCCAACTGAGGGTAGTGGAAGCATGAGCTCAGAACTGAGTCGGTCCGATTGCGATAGTATCATGGCTGATGTGTATCGTGGAGAGCATATGAAAATTTCGAGAATTGCTCAAGAATTATCCGCTTTGCAGCAATCTTTGAATCAGTATATCGCCGCTGCTGGGCGCAAACAAACAGCTAAAGAGAATCTTTAATTAGTTGCTAATCTAACAAGTCCTTTCATTCCACAATAGGAGTGATCTAGGATAAATTCTCTCTTAACCTCGTCGCGTTTTGTCCGAACGCATAATTCATTTATATCTTTGAATTGTTTTAGCTGTCGTGGCCAGATAAAAACACATTCATCACGTTCTAGCAATTTTTTACTCTTGTCTCTACCAGTTGTGTCATTGTCCAATACCCATATTTTTTTACTCAACACAAATCTATCCAATTGAGATTGCTGCGAATCTGTGAAGCATAATCGTGACGTGTCTTGAATACCAGCGACAGCGACAGAATCTCTCACAAAAAAACTATCTATAGGGCCTTCAAAAATAAAAATATGATCTGGTGTTTTTAGTTTATCAACATTAAACAACGTTTTCTCACTGTTTGTCTTCGATAGGTACTTGGGTGTATGGTCATTGTTAATCTTACGGGATTGATAGTGAGACACCTTGTTATTCACATTGTAAAACGGTATTATCACTCTGTTTTTATGTGTTTTGTCGTTGAGTGATGTGTATAATGATCTCGGTCGATTCACCGCGGTGTCTAGTCGTCTAGACGCGATCAGATCTAAACATGATTTAATCCGTTTGTTATTGTTGTAGTATCTTAACTGATGCGTGTCAAACAAATCAATACTATCATGTGGAAGATCCGGTTCATGTTGTATGGTTTGTTCAGATGATTTTTCCAATCCGGGTATGATATCATATTCCTCTGTTTCTCTAAAAATCTCTGACCAGGACATACCTGTCACATGCTTTACCCAATCTCCTGGAGAGCTATACCATCCACAATTGTGACAACATATCACATTATCTTTTGTTATGAAATACAACCGTCTTTTTCTACCCCAGCTGCTCCCTTCTCTACACATGCAGCAGCCACCTTCATAAACGGCTGTACTTTTTTTCAATCGCGGATAACCAGCGTATTGATAGAATTTATGTATGATATATTCCTGAGGTATTACCACAGGATCATTATATCATAATTATTCCGGATTTTCAACTGTATCCGGAGCGGTGTTGTTATTTTTTTCTGTTATTGAAACAACACCCTTCATGATGAATTGACCAGAATCAGGACAGTACCAGTGAGCTTCTTCATAAATTTTCCCGCCTCTTTCAAACTTCATTATACGTGGTTTACTTATACCACCGGTGAGAGGGGATGCAATATTTTTAACTGTTACAAAATTCATATAATATTATTTATCAAAGCCAGATAAAAAATCTATATCTCCGATTGTACTCAACATAGATGCATTTTTTTTATTGAAAATAGATTTCCACTCGCTCATACGATTAATAATGTTGACCATGTTGTAATATTTACATGCATTTTCAAATTGTTTCATGTCGATTTTACATTCTGACATAACCTGGTCATGATGTTCTTCTAGATGCTTACATTCCTCTGGGTTATGATCCAAACTATAATCCAAGCTCATCAGTTTAAAATTGCGCTGGACGAGATCATGTTGGTCATTTAATAGTTTTGAAACACCTTCATTCAATATTTTCAAAGCACGCTTAGGACCTGCACCAGGTATACCATCAATATTGTCAGATTTATCACCCATAATAGCTTTGAATTGAACGTATTTATCTCGTGGAGCACCAGTATGTTTTTCAAAATTATCAATGTCTATTATAATGTCTTTGGTTGGACTGTACACACGTGTGTTGTTGTTAATAAGTTGAAGCATATCTTGATCGGTAGATATGACAATATTGTCCTCGCTTGGAAATTTTTGCTTACACAACCACGCTATAATATCATCTGCTTCTAATGTATTTGGGTACATATTTTTAATACCCAAGCATGACGCCACCCTAGCAGCATCATCCGCGTGCTTGAATGCCTCGTAATTTTTCTGCTTATCACGTGTGCCTTTGTATTTTTTACCAATTAGCAGCCGTCTAAAATTAGTTGTCTCTTGATCCCGGCGATCATCCCACGCGATATAGATATCCGTGCTATCAAACATAGTAGCATATTTTTTGATACTAGCTATGAAGAGATACACACTACTCACTTTGGCATTTTTACTCACCCAATGTGAGCGGTGAATTAAATTACTCCCGTCGATGTATAGCTTTTTCATTTTGGTGGTATTGTTGCTTGCATACATTTATTATATCCACAGGTAACACTTCTTGAAACTCTAAAATGCCTTTTTCTAGAGCGTGGTCAATGTTTTTATTTTCAATCTCTCTATTGAGCATTTTTGGTAAAGAGAGGAATTTTCTTTTATTTTTAACCTGGCCAATATACACAAAGAACTCACCTAAGTATTTTCCGGTGGATACAGCATAAATGCTGCCAGTTTTCATTTATTCGTGTGCTAGACCAGGTGGGGGAGAGTTTCTACCCAACGCTTTTATTAAAAATTTATGCAATCCGGTATTTAGAGCATCTGATTGTAGCGGAGATTTACTATACGCGTGTGTTATAAATTCTCCATCGTAATTGTATCCGATCAATATAAAAGCTTGTAAATACTCTTCAATAAACGAAGATATTATATCGACATTCTCTTGACTCAATTGTTTGTTTTGTTTGTATTGTTTAACATACTCACCTATTTGTTTTTCAATGTTGAGCATTCCGGCAGATATTTCGTTACCGTCATCAGGTTGTTGTTTCTGTTTTTTTGGCATGTGTTTCATTATTATTTATTGTACCAGTGGTGACTCGGTATGTTTCGCTGTTCTGTTGTACACCTCTCTTGAGGAGATGGTTGATTATAACTTCCATGCTGCGTGTTTGTATTTTTGCATAATTTCTAAAGAGCGAAGCACCGGATTGGATTTCAAACACCGGAGCTGAACCGAGCTCATCTGTGTTTATATAGCATGTTATGTATACGGATTCTTCTCCGGGATTTATCATCACTGTCCATAATCGATGGTCATGCTGACCATATTTGTTGAATATTTTCCACACAACAAAGTCATTATCTTTCAATCTCTTGATGAAATAACCCATAGTTTGGATTTTGTTTTTTGTTGGTTGCTTTGTCATTATCTAATGTACGTTGTACATATAAAATTATGCTTGGTATTCTCAATCTCAACTTCGAATATTAACACATTTACATCTGTGTTTATTTTTACTTTGATTTTATCGAATTTCAAGCTGCTTATCATTCTCAATATTTCGAAATTGATAACCATTTGCTCAAACACGCCTTCACCGGTGTATTCGTCAGATATTTTTTGAGTATATGAATCTACATTGCTTGATTCCTTGTCAGTTATTTCGGCAAAAATGCTACCGTTTTCAACAAAAAAGTACAACTTATCAATATCTGTTACAAGAGAGCTTCCTTTTATCAAAGATAACACCGCGGATTTGCTCAAATAAAATGTATGCTTGAATGATAGTTTTTTAATTTTCTCCATGCTCACGCCTGGTACTTTTATTATACCATCCTCAAGTAAATGATATTTAAACCGAGCATTGGATGATCTGTATTTTATACAATTACTATCAATATCAAGATCTGCGGTAGTGTTGCTTATACAACTCATGACACGTAAAAACCGAGTTATGTCAGGTATGTTTAGTTTTATTGCATTATCAATAGTGTTTGTCTGTTTAAATGTTGACAACACTACAATAGTGTTATCACTACTGTTTGTTATGCTAAAAATTTTATCACCATCTATCTTTAGACATATATTGTCACATACCTTGGATATTAATGATAAGAAGCAACTAACAAACTGATCTAGATTATCAATCTTTACTATCATTTAATGTCAGAGTTATGCGTTTTGTGTTTTTAGATATTTTTGTTAACAGACTATTAAAAACGTCCTGTAATTTATCAATTTTGTTCTCGATATCACTCAACTTGTTTTCTAGTTTTTCAGAACTGACTGTAGATACCTGTTGTGGTGCAGGAGCTAGTTGCGGTGTAGACGTTGGCTGAGGTGCAGTCACAGGTTGTGTTTTGTTACCAGTAACAACTTGCTGCTTAAGTTCTTGTAATTTGTTATCAAGTGATGGTTGTTGTTGTGGTGAATTTTTTTGTGTTTTTTGCAGGATGGGTTTTTGATTAAAAATTTTTTGCTGGCTTAACTGGGTAGCTTTCCGTGTACTCGACCCGGCGGCAAATTTATCAATTGTGGTCAATTCTTTACCAACAACTGCTATTAATCCTGATATATCGGATATATCTTCTTGGTGCAAATCATACTCTTGCTCGTGCCTGGACATATCAATAACCGGGCGTTCCGATTGTGGTTGCTCGTCAGTCATTATCTAAACCGTCAAGTAAGTTTTTGATAGTATCATCGTCAATATCGTCGCTGCCGCTAGTACTGGTTTCAGCTCCACCCCAAGGCACATCTTCTTCAAGAGCGGGATCAGCTGCTGCACCGGTAGTAACTGGTGCGGTGCTTGGTACTTGAGATGCTGCTGGTGCTGTTTGTACTGGTGAATCAACACATAAGTAGTGCTCATTCAACATATCTGTCAATTCTTGTTGATTTTTCCGGGGTAGGACTTCTTCAAGATCATGAACACTATCGTAAATCGACTCAGCGCGTTCCTTATCTATACCGGAGATCTCAGCCGGCATCAAAAACCTGCTCGATACATAAGATGGAAAATCGCCTTGTTTATCTACTTTGATTCTGAAGCTACAGCCATTTTTACTCAAATCAAAAATACGCGGCCCGAATTGATCCGAATCATCACCTTCAATCGCATCCATGATGATGCTGTGTAGTTGCTTGCCAAATCTTAACACCTTCACTGTGCCATTATTTTCCGGTGCGGATGGATCATTCACAACATATACATTTACTAACCATTTTTCGGATCGTATGATGCTTCGGCTTTTGTCCTTCTCTTCTGGGGTACCAGAGCGGTAATGTTGATATCTCATCTCTGAAATCGGATCTCTCTCATTCCAGGTTTGCGGGCTCAAAGCATTTACATATTGACCTGTAGCGAACGATGTCCATCCGTGAGAATAATAATGAAAAAATGTTTTATCCGGATTGGTTACACACGGTAATAAACGAACTTCATATGTGTTACCTGGTGTGGTCTTGAGGATGTCTCCAATGCCTCCGGATTTAGGTTGCTTGTTCAAGGCTTGCTTGATACTGTCGAACATGGTTGATGTGAATGTACTCATAATTTATAATCTATTATATACTGGGTTGTTGTTGTTTTCAACTTTTAAAATTAGCAGGTTAGTTTTAAGTTGTTGGATTAAAAAGTGTGAACTTCCCTTTTTTGTTGTAAAGCAGATTTTCATTTCATTATTCCAGCTTTTTTCATGTTTAAAATTGAAGAGGGATGCATATTTTTACTCTCCTATAATTTGCGCTTCAGCGCACCATAATTTCATAGCGAAGCCTTTTTCTTGTAATTTTTTGACTAAATTATTATGAAATTGTGTGCTAATATTTTTTAATTTACCCAAATGCCACTCTCCATATAGTGTGTTTATATAACCGTCAAACAAACCATCCTCTAGCATCTTGGGTAATATATCATACTCTGACCCTTCGATGTCCATCTTGAGGATAATATAATCGTCTTTATTGAAGTTTTTAATAATGAAATCAGAAATATCAATACAATTCACTTTAATTTTCTTAGAGTTAAACATTCCAGTCGTTTTATCCGCTCTAAGTGTACTACTTAAATTTTCTCCAACACGAAAACTCGCCTCGCCATAAAATGTAGAAACAGCATAATCGTAAATTTTAAAATCAGGAAATTTGGATTTATACTCTTCCACCATGCTAGGATTACATTCAAAACTGTGTATTTCATAATCTTTAGAATCGGTAAATGATTTCAAAAACAAATCAACAGAACAACCATCATTAGCGCCGAGATCTATAAATATTTTTTTCATAAATTTTAATCTAAACTTATAAACTCAACATCTTGTACACATTAAGTCTGTATATATCGAAAAATATTTGATGATTGTTGTTCTATTCATTGTTTGATCTCGTGTTGTGAGTTTGTATATATAATTCATTTCTCTAAAATTATTCTCATTAATACGGGGTTGTTGTTTTTTTCAACTTTTAAAAATTAGCAGGTTAGTTTTAAGTTGTTGGATTCTAAAAAATTTTTTATGTATTTTGATTTGTGTAGCGATGCATCATATTCTAAGAATTTCTTTACCGCTTCATAGTTACTATCTATCTCGCACATATTTTTAAATATACATAACATATTTGCGTCTTGCAACATTATTATGAATATGTTGGCTAGATTGAGTTTTTTTTGTTTTAAAATACAGACGAATGAACAGAAGCTCAGAAATTGATGCATGTATTCTTTCTTATACACGCGATCGACAGGATCGAGTTTTTTTATGGTTGTTACAACACTGTTCATTATATTTTCATCGACTTGAATAAAGAAGAAAATTTAAGAAATTTATCACACAGTATACCACCTGCAGAATTATCATGTCCTCCACCTTGATCAAATAAGTTTTCACAAAGCTTTCCGAGATTCAAATCACATGTCTTACTCTTACGTACACTCACTTTGTTACTATTAACATTGACGACCATCCCTACATCGGCTTTGTAATTGTCTATTATGTACGAAGCTATTTCATTTACACATTCATTAGCGAATACACTGATAAATTTGTATTTTTTATCCTTTATGGGTATGTACGCGTAATGAACTTCTAGTTCTCTTTTAATATTCTCAAATTTTTTGATATAGAAAGATATTATTTGATTTTGCTCAGATGTGAATCCGTTGAACCCGGTGGAAAATTCTGTGATGAATTTTTCTATCCGATCCCCTTGATAATTCCAAAACAATAAATTCAAGTGGTATGAATATGGTACTTTCAGCGTGTAACTATCATAATCATCAATCAATGCGACAAGTGTCTTTTTATTGTCAGATAAGTCTTTCCCGGTTTTTTTAAACAAATTATACACCATTTTCGTGCAGCTAGTTTCATCCTCTACATGTACTTTGGCATGCTTGTACTTACCAACTTGCTCGACATGTGATGTGTGGTGATCAATAATTGTCACTTTCTCATTGTCTATTAAGTCAAAACAGTCTAATCTAGAGATATCAAGATCTAAAATGAAGATTCTATCGTATTTGTTCAAATTACCCGCGGATATCCACGCAGTGTATTTAGCTTCAAAATCATTAACTCTTACAGCACATCTATCCGGTTGGTTACCGGTGAACCATTTCCACATTAGATAACTGCCGGCGCCATCAAGATCGCAATCTGTAAATACAAAATGTTTATTGTTTTTTGACACTGTTTGTATTTAGTGTATATTTCTTTGATTTACAACTGCTAATCTGCTAACAAGTTTAATGCTGATGTTGCTGCGTTTATATCAGCAGTGCTGTGTTCTGTCTGCTTCTCAAAATCATCAGTTATTGTTAATGTATTATAATTGATGTTAAGTGTGGTGCTTCCAAAATTAGGTCCAAATCTATTTTTCATCATGCCAATCTTTATAATACCAAGCTCAGCATCTTCTTCCTCTTGCCAGATTCCGAATATAGCATCTGCTGTAGCTGCTAGCCCTATACTCTCACTTATCGTGTCAAGCTCCGGGCTTACTTCATTATAACCAGATCGATTGAGCTGTGTTGCTGTTACGATCGGGCACTTGAACGTGTAGCTAAGCGCTCGGAGTTCTTCTGTAGCGTATTTAACACGTTCATATGAATTTGTACCACGGTTGCTCTTCAATAGATTTACATAATCTAACACAATAGCATCTACATCTATACCACTGTTTATCACTTTCTCAATAAACGATCTTACCTGACTGCATGTAATTGTGTTGGGTGGAAATTCCTTAACAAGTATGCCAGATTTGGTTTTCTGTTGAAAGTCTAATGCGCGGTTTTTCAGTTCATCGGTCATGGTGTGTAATGTTCCGATCGGTATTTTTGTGATGTCACTACTCAGTCTTTTAGAATAGATCATCTCACTCATCTCAAGTGTGATCAACACCACTGTTTTACCAGCTTTAGCTATGTTGGTGGCTATATTACCTAAAAATATTGATTTACCTATGTTGGTTTCCCCGGCAAATATGTAAATAGCTCGACCGTTTTCTAAAAAACCTCCACCTATTTTTTCATCTAACCATGGCCAGTTTGATGATATAGTACTATCTACTGTAAGTAGATCTTCAATATGTTCGTCTATATCGTTGAAATAATCATGTCCTTTGTCTATTGCTAACGATACATTGCAGGCTTTGTGAAATTTATCATAAATTTCACCAGTATCTATTTTGTCTTTGGAGCACTGATCTGCTACATCTAACATGGTCGTGTACACTGCTCGTTCTTTCAAAAACCTCTCGGTGTTTTCATATAGTTCGTCTCTATTGTATTGCTTTCCGATATCTTTAAACTTACTCACAACCTTTCTAAATGAGTCTTTCGACTCGGGTGTTGTTAGATAGCTCTTGACTTCTGTTAATGATGGTACTTCATTACGTGTTGTGAAAAAATCTGTTATTATATCAAACACACACCGGATACTTTTGCTGTTAAAATATTGCGGATCTGTTTGATCAATTATACTAGCTAGATAGTCTCTGTTTGTCAGTGCATTATACACAATAATGTTTTCATAAAAATCCCAATCGATGCTGCTCATATGTTTGATTATGTAGATAGTCCGTATCTTTGCAAGAAAATATCTTGAGATTGTTGAAATGTTTTATCGTTGTAATCCGACAGACCCGGGGAAGCATGCACCACATGTATGTTGCAAGTGCTCATTTTCATATGAAGACTGTTAGCATCTAAACATGATGCAATGTCATAATGATGAAACTGAAATGATTCGTTGAATTTCCACCCAGACTTTACAGCGGATTCAATATTAACTGCTAAAAACAAACCATCCAGAATCAAGCAACGCTTCGGGTATTGACCGAAACATGTGGTACTCAGCAATGTACCGGTGGAATCAAAATGAGCTACCGCACCAGATTGATCTTTTCTTTCAGACATCAAATGCCATAAAGTCGGTTTTTGAATTTTCACACTAGTGGCTCCCGCTAGTCCTATTATGTCGTTTTTGTATGTGTGTATATTTGTGTTTATCTTGTCAAAACACCCGAGGTCGTCAATATACACATCATCATGCACGAACAACACAATCTTATATCTCTTAAGAGTTTTATCATTTATGTATTGATTGTATACAATCGGTAATGGCTGTGTATTATTTGTGTGAAACTTGACATCATATTGTTTGTCCACAATATTGTTGTTGTGAGACATAGCCTGTAATGATTTTGAAAGTAATGTGTTTTTTGTGGTGCTCGAGCGTGTAGCCGAAACAACTAATATTTTGTCATTTTTCATAAAACAAAAAACGGATTATCAGATGCAAATGTACCCACATTAGTCAGTCCTTCAGGTGTGAAGCAGTATATAATCCCTTGGTCAAGCTCGTTTTTTGTTTCATTGAACTTTATAGATGAAAATGTTGTTAAATTATCATTTGTGTATAATGTACACCCGTTACGCACAACATATGTAAGTTTGGTTTTTATACAATATATCCAGCAACTGAATATACCTTTCAATAGATTACACACTTCTTGTATGGCTAGTACATCACTACCCACAAATAAATCATCCATCAACATCGGTATTATCTGACTATCCACTTTTATTATATTTGGATCGATTCGATGCTCTTCAGCTAATTCTAAATGGTTCTCCAATACACCGTTATGTGCCACAATAAAATTACCATGCTCGAATGGGTGAGAATTTTTAGCTCTGTAATGTCTAACAGATGATGTTGGTGCTTGTGTGTGGCCTAGATACAAATCATAATCAAGTTGATACTGCCAACCATATTGACCAGTGAGTGTTGTAGTGCCTTTTCTCCTCTTGAGGTGCATGATTCCATTTTTTTTCAAATACATGAAACCATGAGAGAATGTACCTCTATCTTTGTTTGCGTTATACAAACGATCGAAGGTATGGAATTTTTTAGATCCGAATATGCCGCACATGTTTATTATATATTCTCACAATTATATTTCTCCCATGGTATATCTATCGCGTATTTCACTGGGTCAATATAACCTGCATCTATAAATCCTTTTACTCTGCTGCTGCATGCAGTGCATTCACCACAAGCTCGTTCTTGACCTTCATAACATGTCCATGTTTTAGAAAAATCAACACCTAGATCCACTCCACATTTCACTATGTCAGCTTTGCTCTTGAGTATCAATGGAGCTACAATCTCCACAACGTTGCGACGATTCAGCTTGTTTACATTGTTTATTGCGTGTAAAAACTCTTTGCTTCCGTCCCAAAATCCCGCCTGACTATCCACTAGAGCGGCTCCATGAAACACGGTGCTAGCTCCTACAGTCTCAGCATATGCTGTGCACATGCTCAGCAACATCATGTTTCTGTTGGGCACATAATTGACGGTCTGTGGATCACCAAGCACGTCTTTTGTTTTCGCGACATTGATTGTATCATTTGTGAGAGCGCTTGTGCTAGCAAGATCTCGGACAAATCCAGCTTCAATCAATCTATGACGCTTGGCTAGTTTTTCTGCTTGACGTCGGGCACATCCTAGCTCTGCACGATAATGTCGCTGACCATAATGAAAAGTTAACGAGTATATCTCGAAACCTTCTGCATGAGCCATATGAGCTATAACTGTTGAATCCAGGCCACCGCTCAGAGGTAATACACATTTTTTAACCATATATGTTATTATAACATACTAACAGCGTTTTTTCAACATGTTGATAATAAATATTATTAATGAGACATGATCAAAAAGACTATCAAATGTTGGCAGAAGCATATACAACAGTGCAGGAACGTGAGCAACTAGATGAAGTGCTCGGTTTTGGTACTGGTGGTATTGGAGATAAACTAGTAAGTAAAGCCGGGATGTTAGCTCCAAACAAGGCAGGAAAGGCAGGCGCACGTATACAGACACAGCAATTTGTTAAACAGCACATCATGCCCGTGTTCAGTCAGCTAACACAACAACTCGGCGACGATGATCCAGTGGATGCAGGCCAAGTGATGGATATCATCGGTAATGCATATGGTGTTGATCCGGATCAAATCAAAACATTTTCTAAATTTCAACCAGGTCAAACAGTCAAGGTTAAAGACGCGAGAAACATGTTGTTCCCAGCTGCAGGAGAAGCGGCAGGTATAAAAGCAACCTACCGATACGCAGCTAATTCTGGAGCAGCGGGTGGATACACACCCATGCAAGGTGGTGGTCAACCTGTTGCTGGTGGTGGTCAACCTGTTGCTGGTGGTGGTCAACCTGTTGCTGGTGGTGGTCAACCTGTTGCTGTTGGTG